TTATTACATCTAAAATATTAACAATCCCATCCTTATTTATATCTGCAGCGATTAATTGCTCATCTGTAAAATCTATATTGCCTAATACATAATTAACAGTTTGAACCACATCTAACACATTAGTGATTCCATCAAAATTAACATCTGCATTTGCTACCACATCTTCGTGCAGTTGAGGTATGGTTGCTCCAATAACCTCTTCAGGATATGGAACTTTAATATAAAAAGAAAATGTGTGGTCTTGTAAATTACCATCATTGCCTATACTTTCAACAAGAGCTGTTATTTGAAAGTGAGCATAAGGTCTATTTTCAATATCAACAAGTTCTTCTAAATCAACCATATCATATTCTTTCCATAGGTAGTGAAGTAAAGCATATTTAAAATAGTACCCTCCGTTAGGATTTTCATAATCATAGCTACCTGCAAAAAGAGGGATGCTTAATTGATTTGATTGAGAGCAACTATTAGAGGGGATATAATCATCAACATCCAAATCACCTGTAAAACCAAAAGGGTAATTATTTTCATTGTCTTTTAAAAGCCTTTTTTTTATGTTCAATTCTTTGTCTAAAAATTTAATACCCCATTTAATAACTGCTGTATCTAAATCTATATTATAGGTATTTGATTGAGGATTTGTGTTTTCAACTGCAAGTATTAAAGATATAGTATCCCAAACATCAGATTCCCAATTCATCTCGTAGGGAGAAAAATCTACAGCCTGACCAAAAGGAAGGTGCATAGATGATTTATCTTCAAGCTCTTGAGTATTATGCAAATAAAGAACCCCACTCTCACCGAAATCAGGGTTTGTATAAATAGCACCACCAAGCTCCTGAAGCTTTGCTTTAAAGAAAAAATCTAAATTTGTATATGATGGGTAATTTATATTACAAGCCTCATTGTTTGGAGAAGGAATATAATCAGAAAGATTGCTTCCATTGTAATTCTCTGCATAAGGGTGAGCACATTGTAAAGTTATATCTTCAGAAAAAACACAACTACCATCATCTGTATCTGCATTAGGATTGTAATTAATAGCATTAGGATTTGTACATCCTGATATAGGAACATATGGAGCAAAAATATCATAACTTTTTTGCATTTGAGATTCCAAATAATCTACATCAACTCCTATATCATCTGCAAAATCTTGAGATATAAATCCATTTAATCCATAATAATTAGGATTTAGCTTGAAGTTAGACATACTCATTAACCCATGAAGCTGTGTTGCTTGTAAGGATATTTTAGATATTCCTTTTTTTGTTGATGTAACTATAAACAATGGATAGCGAATAATCTTGTTTGGGTTTGAAACAACTCTAATATCAACTCCAAAAGGCTTAATCCCTTGAGGAAGCTCTTTGAAGCTAATCAAATCTCCCACCTCTAAATTAAAATATCTAACAGGGAGGTCAAGACTTAATTCTAAATGGTCGTTTGCATTGTTATATAAAATCCTTTTTGCAGCATTACTTGCAGAATTGTGCTCTCTAATAAACTTATCCTCAATCTCTAAAGTGCTTTTAGAGTGGTCGTTTGGCAATCCATAGAAATTAAAATAATCATCATCATATTCAACAGGTAGAGTAATTTCATTAGTTTTTCTTGTTTCATTTTTTCCGTAGTCATACTTATACTTAAACACTACTTTAGTTGTAATATTTTCTGCATCTTTTCGTGTAAACTTGTAAGATATTAAATCTTGAACTTTAACTTCAAAACTATCATTATAATCAGATGTAGTGTAGAATTTCTTTAAAGCATTAAATTTGATTTGATTTTTATTATTATAAGATAAAAATAAAGGAATATTTTTAGTTATCTCTTCTATAAAACTATCTGAAGAGGTGAATTCACTCTGACTGAAAGCAGTTAATATTCCTGACAACCTATCATATGATTCTTTATAAGAATTATAATCTATCTCTGAAGTGCTAACGATTCCTTCTACATCTAAAGCATGATATATCTGTGCACAAGGATTAAAACTATCAGCCTCTTCATAATCAGCATCCAAAGAGGGATGTTCAATTTTAAGTTTTGTTGAACCATTTACATCTGAACGACCTTTTGTACTTATAAAATATTCAGCATCTCTCTTAAATTCAACTGCAGCTTGTTGAAATATAAACAAACTTTTAAGTATTAATTCTTTTCTATGACCTCCATTTATATCGTTATACAACGGATAATTACTCGTTCCTGATACAGACCCACGAGAACCTGCAGAATTATCAAAGTATATATCATCGTGAGTTCCATCAACACTTGTTAATCCTGTTGAATATCCAAAGTAAATCTTGTCTGAAAAATCAGTCTTGTTAAAAGCATCAAAAGGAATCCTACTTCCTAATCCTTGATGTATATCTGTTATAGTCGAAGGGTATTGACCTGAAGCCTGACCATCGTTTTGCTTTTTCCATTTAGAATCTTCTATGTAGTGAGCACCTTGCCACACACCATGCTCATCTTCAAACTTACGACCATCATTATTATCTGAACCTGTGCACCATTGCAATTCATCAGAACACCAAACTCCAAAAAAATCTCTTGAAGGAATCACCTCTGCTGTGCTTTTTTTAGCATAGCAAAGTTGATATGCCTCCATAAAAACAAAAGTCCTACAATCTAAAGAAAAATCCAATGGTATTAACTTTAATCGTATCCCTGCATGAGTAGAGTCATTTCCAACCTTATGATTCCATATGCTCATCGCAATCCCTGAACTTCTGTTTGGAACTTCCAATCTGTCATCTAAGGTAAAATTTTCGTGAGAATTAACCTCGTTAGTAAAAGAACTTTCAGCTGTTAAGCAAAGACCTGCTTCAGTTGCTATCTCTTCGTCATAATTAGCTATTGAGTCTTCACTAACTACACTTCCATTTTCAGACTGTGAGCCACTAGCATAGCTAACAAAAATATTTGACTCATATAATATCTTAAAGGTTTGTTTGTAAAAGTTATCGCCAAATGCACCTGTGTTATAATTGTAAGTCCTAAAACCTGTTGGGTTTGCAGTATTACTTGCTCCTGTTGCAGCATCTTCTCCTGAAAGCTCATTCCCATGGGGGATATGTATGAAAGCAATACTATCGTCTGTTTTTTTAGAAAATTCTCTAGGTATTTCTGTTATTAAATGAGGATATGTAATTTTTTTATGTGCTTCAGTTTTTACAGTAGGGTCATCATTGAGATTAGCTCCATTCCAAGAACCTATAGTTATTTGACTATCTAGCAAATTCGCATGAGATTTAGGTGCTTCAAGAAGCCTCATCCCTTTTTTTAATAAATGTATTTCATTTTTCGATTCATTGTGAATATACTGCCTTACATATCCATCCTCGCTAAAATCTGTAGGGTCGTCAGTACCTTTCCTCTCATATCTGTGAGTAATAGGAATATGACCTCCATCGTGCTTGTATAAATAAGAAGAAAAAATATACTTTCCACCCTTTTTAGTTTCATCATCTATTCTCGAACCATAAGATTCAAAACTCTCTTCGTTATCTACTGATTTCAAATTATAAGAATCGGCTTTAAATACAACCCCTCTATAATTCTCACCATTTTCAATTAAATCTTTTACACCTACAACTGTAGGAGCTTTATCAACATCTCCATATACCATAGGAATAGGCTTGTTTAAGTATTTATCAAACAGCTCTGCATCTGTATCATCAAATCCTTTAGAGGGTAGCTGTGTGTTTTTAAGGTTTAAGTAAGACTTATCCTCAATTTGAAGGCTAACATTTTTATCATCGTGAGATGCTTTGGTTATACCACCACTAAATACAATCGTTGCATTTTCTATTTCTTTATAATCCTCTGTAAAATCTCCAACCTGACCATCAACACCAAAGAAAATCTCAACATCACTTTGAAGCATAGAATAATCCTCGAAATATTCAGAGAATCGTGTCTGTTCAAATATAAAATTAGATATAGAAAGGTTAATTGTTGATACTTTAAACTTAGATGCTTTTAAATCAATACTTTGAGATATAGTAATATCTTTGGCGATTAAAGGTTTGAAATTGAAATAACTACCATCTCCCAACTTGACATCATATCTCTTTGTTGATAATCCTAAATATTTATCCTTTAATTTTATAATAACTAAAGGAAATAATTTGGTGTTATTTGATTGTATATGGCTTTGTAAACTTGTTGGTAATTCTATCATATTATCCTAACCCAAAGTCTGACCCTCTTCGGACAGCATCTTTGATTGCATCTGCTAAATCGTTATCTACGAAATCTTGTGTCATCACATTCCCTGAAACATTCACAGTTACTGCAGTTCCACCTTGATTAAGGTTGTTCAAAGTGTCAAGACCAATAGAATCAACTGCATTTTTTGACATAATAAACTCACCTCTCTCTGCATTTATCATTGTTCCACCTTGTGAATGAGGTCTTCCACCAATTAAACCTCCATCTGCAAATTGTGGGGCAGGTTGCCCAAATACAATCTGTCGTGTACCTCCACCACTTGAAGCTCCACTAACACTCCCTGATTTAACCTTACCTGCAGCTTGGCTTATCATCGCAGCTTTAGCAAGACCTGAAACAAGAGATACTCCAAAAGCAATATCAGGTGCAGGGGGTGGTAAAATCTTAGCTGTTTGTGCCCTTGAGCTCATCGCTGCAGCTATAGCATCTACTACTGCTGCTGCTGCTTGTATATTTGCAACTGATTGTGCTCCTGCTCCTGCAGCTTCTGCTAATTGACCAAAGGAGGATATAGCTCCTGATGCTAATTGGAATTGTGCAATTTGTTGTTTTTTTAATACAGATTGCAATCCACCTAAAGCAAGTTCATAAGCCTCTGTAGATTCAAAAGCCTCTTCATTTGCCTCTATCCATGTTCTTGTTGCATTTGCTAATCCTACTTGACCTAAGATAGTTTTTTGTGTTAATTCTTGTGCAGTAGCTCTTCGTCTTTCTTTTTCAGCATCAAGTAATGCATTTTTAGTTTTAACATCAATCTCTATATTCGTTTCTTTGTTTAAGTTTCTTTTTACTTCAATTTCTTGGTTTAAAGCTTCAAGATTTGCTGTTTTTTTAAGAGTTTCATCGTCTGCTTGTGATAATATTTTATCTTGAATTTTTATTGTATCGCTATCTAAGGCTAAACCTGCGCTTATCGTTTGAATTGTATTCTGTTTAAGCTTATTCTGCCTCTCTTGTTTCCCTGAAAACTTATCCAAAAAATTCATTTCTGTTTCGTTGATAACTTCAGACTCTTTCTTAAGTGCTTGTTCTTTCCTGATTTTCTCTAATATTTTCTCTGTGTCAGTTAAATCTTTCTCCTTCTGTTTAGAAATTTCTTTTCCAATTTCCAAATTTTCTAACTCTTCCATAGTCATAGAGTTCAATGTATCTTGAAACTTCTTATTGCTATCTGATGCCATCTTATTAACTTTAGAATATTTATCAACCTTACCCATCATTATATCAAGCCTATCTGTAAAAAACTCAATACCTTGTGCAGCAGATTTAAATAGTTCTGCGATAAAAATAACAGAAGGTGCAAGTAAATCACCGATAGCCTCGGCAGCATCTCCTAGTGCATTTTTCATACCATCGATAGTTCCTGCATACCCCTCTGCTTCTTTCTTTGCAGCTCCACCATACAATATAGAAATATTTTTTACTATACTTTCTGCTCTTTCTGTGGACTTTGCAGCTCCATTTGCAGAAATACCATATCGAGTTAAAGCATTTGTAGAAGAACCTACACTTTTGGCAACCAAGTCTGCTGCAGCAGTTAAATCCATCCCTTTGGCAGCAGCTAAATCCAATGTAGCTCCTGTTAGAGATTTTATAACATCATCATCTCTTATAAAAGAACCAATAAGAGCTTGAACTGAAATTATAGCCTCATCTCCAAAACGAGTAACTTGCTGTAAAGCTGAAGCATTTTCTAACAATGAAAGCGATACCCTGCCTAAAGCATTTTCTAACTTTAACTCTGCTAGTTGCTGCTCTGAGGCTGCTTGAATTGCTGCACCTACAGTTCTTGTAAATAAAGCTGTAGCAAATGCAGCTAATAGTAATTTAGAACGAAGAGTTGCAAAGCTATTAGAAAGTAGTCGGTTATTTTTAGTTCCAAATATTGCAAACTCTTGTTGTTTTTTTTGATTAATATTTAATTTTTTTAACTCTCGATTGTAAGCTCTAGCACCTTTTTCTACTAAAACTTGCGAAGCATGGAGTTGTTTTATTGCATGAACAAGAGCCTTCGCACCAACAGCTTCAAATTTAACTTGTATCTTAGCTTGGTCTGCCATCTTTATCCTTTTCCTTATTTGCTAATATTCTTTTAATTAAAAAGTATTTATCTATCCATTTAGCAGGTTGCTCACCATAAGAACCTTTATACGCAGGAATCCCACTATCGCTGCAATAAACATACCTTTGTATATCTCTTTGAGCTTCTCTTGAATAAATGCTATTTGTACAGGCAAAGAATGGTATCTGTGCATAAATAGAAGAAGCAAGGTCAAAATCTTTACCTTTTTCTCTCATATCAAGCACCTCCTGTTTAAGTAAGTCTATTACTTTCCATATATCATCCGTACTTGCAAATTCCCAAGTAGGGTATTCACCATCTATCCTTATAGGTAAATCTGCCTTATAAGGGAAATTATGATAACGACAGCCTCCACAATGCTTCCAAAGGAAGTTTATTTCGATGCAGAGGCTTTCTTTTCCCCCAAAAAAATAGCTTCTTGCATTTTTCTATACACCTCAATTTTTTCTGCAGGTGTAAATTTTAATAGGGTTTTATCTGAGTTATCCCCATCAATAGCAAGTCTTAGCCATTTTGTTGCAGTTGCATTTTCCATCACAAAACCTAAAGGTTTCCCATCTTTGTCAAACTCGTATTTCACAGAATCCAATAGTTCATCTCTCTCATCTAAGGTTAGGTTTTTTATTTTAACTTTCTTACCACTAGAGAGTTTTAGTTCCATGTATTACTCCTTTATTAACAAGATATTTCAAACAATGCTGTAGATGAGCCAATCCCTGCACCAACAGCTTTTACAGATACATCTAACATCATCATATCACCTTCAGACAAAGCAACACTTGTTATAACAGACCTTTCGAACTGAAACTCAAACTCTCCATCGCTTGGAGTGTCATCAGTCGCCATAAGAGTTGCACCCTCTGATGCTCCTGTTACTTGGTCGTGAAAATTTTTAAACATAACATCTGTATTGTCGTCATATTTAATATTAAAGTCTGCAGTAGCCGAAACCTCTCCAACTCTTGCAGCCACCTCATAACCTGTTGCTGTTGCACCTGCGAAAGTTACATCATTTTCAACATTTAAAGTAAAAGAATTAACTAATACATTTGAATGTCCTGCCACAATCCTATCGTCTGCATCCCAATTACTCATATAATAATTATTAGAAGATATTGCAGTATCTATCGATATAGCACTATTATCCAAAGAAGGAACACTTCCTGTTTTAAAGGTCGCTGAGAACTTAATTCTGCCACCTTCAGTTCCTGCATCACCATTAAAAGATATTGCAGTACAAAAACAATCCTTCATAGCCAATGTATGACCACTTGCAGGAGAGCTGTACACAATAGAAAGTAATTGATTTGCAGTTTGATTTGCAGTTGCACTTGTCATATTTTGAACTGCTGCTGCAGAGGTTATTAAATAAGGAACAGTATCTCCTTGTGTAATATTACCTAATAATAAGTCCAAAACCTCTGTTGTTGCTGTACCTGAAACAGACATTTCTATTACTTTTGTTTTATTATCTTGAAAGAAGTCAGTTGCTTGTAAAGCTCTGCTTCCTGTTCTTGGTTCAAGAACCTGATTTATATTTAAAGATGGGCTTCCAACAGAATCCACATCTACTGCTAAATAAGCATTGTCAGGAGAACCACCTGAGTTTGGATTTAAAGTTCCCCAATCATCCTGTTCTGCTATCAAAAAAGAAAATTGTTTTGGGGAATATGTGCTAGAATTAACAGCCATTATTTACCTCCATTTTTTTTAGTTTTAACTTCCTGTACATATTCTAAAGCAGGTTTTGGCAATCTATCCACCTTAATCTGCTTCCCTGAATTAATTTGTTCAATAATACTAGAGCAATAACCTGTGTTTAAAAAACACCATGTTTGAGTTATTGGCTTATCTTTGTTTATTAATTTTATTTTCATATCAACTCCTTAATCTAAATTTGATAAATGCTGACATCGCCATTCCCATTCAACTAAATACAACCCTTCTTCATCTCCTGTATTTAATTCTGTGCTTTCAAATCTACAATTAAAAGCTGTCGAAGAATCAGATAGTGTCATAGTAATATTATCGTGAATCAATGCCTCCGTTCTTGAAACCATTCTTAATATATGGTCTAAAGCTGTATCTTTAATATTTTTATTACTATAGTAATACTGAACAAGGATAGCAAATTCTCTTGTTTCTGAATTAGTGTTGTATTCAGATAAGGATGAACCTGTAGGAATCAATCGAATAAATTGAGTTCCACCTCTATTTGAATCACCTTTATAAACAGGCACAGAACCTTTATATTCAGTTCTAAGGATATTTGACAGTTTATCTAAAATATTTTTCCAATTATTTGTAAATGTTACAGGCATTATCTATTCCACCTACTATTTCTAACTGACTTAACACTTGAAGTGTCAGTTTCTTCATATCTACCAACCACCTCAACTTCCCATTCATTGTTTGCAGTAGCTTCAGTTGTGTCTGTGCTACCACTAAATCTAACTTCTAACCCATAGGCTAATTGCTGATAATCACCTGTAATTTTCTCTTCAGTAACTACTTGATGATTTTTCAAGCCATCAGAATCTTTAACCCACACACTATATGTAGCAGTTCCAATAACCCCACCTGTGATTACTTTCAATTTAACCAAGTCATAATCAACACCACCTGCTCTTCCTCTAAAATCTACAGGTCTTATTTGACCTGATGTGTAAGTAACATCCCTTAATACACCCTTAGATGAATCCCTTGATGTTTGCCAAGATAGTGCAGCACCACCTTCGTTCAATGACTTTATATTTCCCTCGGCTTCTTCCATGAGAGATGTTGCAACTTCAGATGTTGGGTCTTGAGTTCTAATTAAAAACGATGCTGCCACTAAAGCTGTTGTTCTTACTATAATATAATCGTAATTACCCTCTTTATCTTTAAGTTGTTCACGAGGAAGATTTGGGTCTAATTTAGAATCTAAATAACGACTAGCATCTGCTCTGTACTGAGTAATCATAGTTGCAAAATCCTCACCTGCTTCCATTAGCATATTATTAGGATTTGAAGCACTATTAAAATAATAAACAGTATCTAAAGCAGAATCATAATACCATTCTCCATTTACATTTACAACACCACTATTTGCTTCAGGGTCGCCTAAATCCTCTCCGTCTGCAAATAAGATAGATACTAATCCTGCATCTCGTGCTAAATATAAATTAGGTGTACCTGTTTCTTCCCAACCCACTATCTGAATTTTAGCATCAAATTCACTAATCTGAGGGAAGACTCGCTTTAATTCTTTATGTGTGCAATAAGTTGGTGCTGTAGCCATTACCTTCTCCTTCTTTTAGGTTTTACAGATTTCTTCTTAGAAGGTCTGCCTCGCTTCTTCCCATATGTTCCTTTTCCGTATGGCATATCTATCTCCTAATTTAAGCCTAATATTTCTATTGTTGTATTTACTTTTTGATTTACTGAACGACCACCAATCTCTAAAATACAATTACCTGTCGCTGCAGAAAATTCATTTCCACCTGCATGAGCACTACCATAATTAATAGAAAATACAAAGTTTGCATTTGGTGGGCATCCTGTTAATAAAAGTTCACCTGTTTCGTGATAAAATCTCCCTGAACATACACCTCTTATATTTCCATGACCATCCTCATAAAACAACTCTGCTGTATTAGGTCTTGAAACATTTGTTTTTGCATCATAAACCACATCATCAGGTAACTTAGCTTCAACTGCACCTTCAGGGGAAGCAGGAATTCTTCCGATTGCATTTGTGCCATCAAAGAACTCATCTTCGGTTGCAGTACCTGCTGTGTTTTGAGTTAAGGCAATAGCAGAAGTTGAAAGTCTTTGACCTGATGTAAATCTAATATCTCCATTTACAATCGAAACAAAAACTTTTTTCTGAAACAAATTACCTGCAGTATAATAAGCTGCATCTAAAACATCTTGAATTTTTTGTATAACTCCATTTCTACCACCAAAATTTAAGTTCGAACTGTCAGTAGTGAATGTTGCTGCATAAGCAGAACCACCATCAACTGCAATACTGAAATAATAGGTAGTTGAAGCTGCTAAACCTGAATGAGTTGAAGAAGTTACATCAGAAAGACCGAGTTCTTGATACCCTGCACGATAAAATTTCCCACTCAAACTAGATGGAACAAAGCCATCTGCAACCAAATCTGCATATCGCCCATATCCTGTTAGATTTTTAATATGTAGCCTTCCATTAGAATCTGTTTGTAAGGTAGAATAAGCATTGTAATTTGAAGTTGTGTTGAAAAATGGGAAATAAACATTTGCTCCACTTACTGCACCATTTGTTCCGTTGGTCTGTGAATCCTTATCTGCTTTAGATGTTCCGTATAAAGCTCTATCTAAAGTTAAAGTACCACTACCATCTGTGCCACTCATAGCAGTTACTCTCATAACCTCTATTCTAGTTGCTGTGGTATCGTTTATTCCAACCTGAACCAAATCTCCAACTTTAAAGACTGCTAAATCAGTAACAGTTATAGCAGATTCACTATCTTCTAAGTTTGCACCTAAATCAACTCCCGTATCTACATATAAAGCACCACTATTAACATCAGCAGGAGCTTTGTTGGTCAAAGTAGCACCTAACCCTGCAGAAGTGTCAGACGAGTAATCCACACTTCTAAAGTTTGGTAGGTATAAAAAATCCCCTGCTCCTAAAAGATGAGTGTGATATGCAACTGCTCCATTTGTATCAGGAGTTGCAGCACTCCAACTTTCTAATTGAAATTGAATCTCAGCTCCAACATTGCCTGTATTCTTAATAATTATACTTTTACATTCTCTCAAAGTGGATTGTGCAATAGAATCACCACCTTTTAATAGTGTGATGAAAGCATCGCTATTATCCACCTCATTCCTTAAATTGAAAACTTCATTGTAATCACCTGACTTAGAAGCAGACAATCTCTCTCCTCTAGCAGTTGTGATTTCCAAATTTGCTGTGTAATTTGCCATTTTATTCTCCTAATTCTGTTTACAATATTCTACGACTTCTTTAAACTGTGGCATCTCTTGCAATGCCTCAAAAGCTTCTTTTTCACCTTGAGGTAAAGATTTATAAATATTTAACCAATGCTGCTTCTTTTCGTCTGTGTCAATTAAATCAATCATTGTGAATTTATCCAATCAACTATCTCATTAATTTTGTCAATCAATTCTTGTAAAGTTTCAATAGAGTCCTTTCCATCCTCATAACTAATCCTTTCCATCAACTATACTCTCCAAATACTGTTATATTAAAATATAAATCTTGATTCCCTGAATTAGAATCTTTTTTTAACCATATATACAAAGAATCTCCTGCACTAAATGAATTACTAGAGCTAAAGCTTTCATTGTGTGTAAAAGTCCTACCTGATGTTGTTGGTGTAATTGCAGATGTTGTTGCTATTGCAGTACAAGTTACTGAGGTAGCATCATTGGCAACAGTACCTTTAAACATATAAAACTTAAAAGGGTCATCAAACCCTGTATCTGAAGCCCTGCCAACAATTTTTATACCTGTTAAAGTTCCTGCTGCAGGAGTTATCATAAAACTTGCATAAGCATCATAAGTATTTATATTAGTAGGAGATGAATCTAAATTACCCCAATTTTCATTCCAAAATCTATAAAATGTATAATAACTGCTAGTTGAAGTATTGTTCAATCTATAACCACCAATAGTTTGATGCCATACTAAAGTTGTGCTACCACCACCACCACCTCCTGCTATACTGCTACCACTTGTTAATTGTATATCATTTCCTGCATCATTAGTAAAATATAATTCATTCGGTGTAGCTGTTTTTACCCATATCTGACCATAAGATGCAGTATCAGCAACAGCACTAGCTGCCTCTACAATTTTCAATGGTACTTCTTGAAGTATTTCAGCATCTTTATATGTAACAATATCACTACCATCTTTTCCAATATAAATTTCAGAACCATCTCCATATATATAATCCTCTACATTTCCAACAGTAAGATACATATCTTGAGCTAAATTTATAGCACCTTGAGGAGATAGATGACCTGCTACAGTAGTAACAGAAGCTGCTCCACTTGCTATAGTAACATCTATTTCATCTTCTGCGCTTCCATCGGTTAGTGATAAGCCTGTAACAATCTCACCATCGTGAGATGCTACTTGAAACTCTAATTTTCCACCTTCAACTCCATCTGATGCATCTGCTATAGAGGACACAATACTTGCAAACTGTGTTTCTTGCTGTGCATCATTATCTCCATAAAATGTAAGGCTTCCAATAATATCATTATCTGCTGCAGCAGAACCTTTATCTTTTAAGAATTTAATTGAAGAACCATTTGTATCATTGGTTGTATTCTTTAAAGTTAATTGAGGTTTTTCAGATACTGTACTTGGAATTAAAACATCTCCTGTTGATGGAGAAAAATTTAAATCGCCATCAGAACTAAGGCTTAAAGAGGCATCACTCCCTGCAATATCAATTGTACTTATTGATGTAGCACCATTAGCAAGAACCGTTATATTAAAATAATCTACAGGACTTGCAATGGGCTCATAAATCCAAAACTGAGTCGCGGCATTTGCCCATCTATTCATTCCTACAGCTACATCACCTAAACTTGTAAGAGCCCCTGATTTCTCTGTAAAAGAATCAACCAAATTAAACCTCAACCCCTCACTACCTTCAAAATATAAAGAGCCCTCTGTAGGTATTGTTCCTGTAGAAGAAGTTAAAGTGTCAATACTTAAATTTCGAATTTTAACTAAATCTGAAGATAGGGAAATACCTGTAAGATTACCCTTGTCATCTCTTAAAATCTGACCGTTAGGATTAATCTCTCTATTTAATCTCAATTCTCTCATTATGTTAAATGCCACCTTAAAGTTGCCACACAAGAAATATCATCTGTGCTTGATTCATTTTCAACACTTACTATAATTGCTTTTCCATTCGCCACATCAACATCAATAGATTGAGATGACTGTAAAACTGAATTTGCAGCTACAGCATGAGTTGCACTTGAATAGACTTCTGCTCCATTCGTCAAATCTCCTGCAGTCGCACCTGAATTATTTATATCATAACTTCTAACAAAAAACTTCACACTAACAGAAGCATCTGCTGCCAATAAAACTTTAATCGATTCTACATTTATATTAGCACTAGGAATCCAAATGCAATGAATCCAATCGTGAGCATTACTTGAAATAGTTAAAGATGTGTCAGGAGTGCCTCCTGTGCCAATAGCTTGAGGATTAATCGCAGAAGAACTTGCATCGTGAAAATATGGTATCCAAGACATCGGATAATGAGCTCCTGCTACAGGACTAAAATCCCTTATTGCAAATGTGGTGAACTGAGTATTCATATAATTAAATCCACTTACACCACCTCTAACAATACTATTAGAACTATCAACACTAAATACACTTGTTCCTGATTTATTTGTAACAGTAAAAACTTCAGTTGTATCATCATTGATAGGTTTAACTTTCACAGTATCATCGCTTATACTCAAAGCAGAAGAATTCCCATCACCATCTTTAATTACTTTAGCAGTAGAGGATATACCTGTATTTGAGTTATCCATATGAAGCAAATCTTTGAATATTGCTGAAATTGATTTTCCTGTAAAACTCATTTCTTATTCCTCTTTTTTAGCTGTTTTTTAATACTTTCAATGTCATCAACTATAGATTCATATCTTCTTTGAGTAAAAACAGGTGGATGCGAGTCTTTTTCTACTTTATCCACCCTTTCTATCAATCCATCAACTTTGTAGTCTAAATCGTTCTTTTCAAAGACATATTCCATAATCTGCTTTAGAACTTTCGGTGTTAATATCTTTAGAAAGAATGGTATCATTTATCAACTCTCAATCCTGCTACCAATCCCTTGAAAGCAGATACAAAAATATTGTCCAATAGGTCAATAAACCAAGGCTCAATAGTTTTATTCCAAAACTTCTTAACAGGCGAACCCTTAGATGTCATACCTAAAGTAACAGCTTTCCCTAGCTTAAAAAACACACCTTCAACATTAGAAGCTATTGCACTATTAGGAACTTTCTTTAATACCCATAGAACGATACCTGTTGCTGAAACACCTGAAATTAATCCTATGTTCTGTGTTAAAAAATCCATTTACTTATTCTCCTTTTTAATAATTTTAGTAATAACATCTACAATAGTTTGATAACTTTTTGTCAAGCCTTTTAAATCTATGCTATGCTTCTTCTGTGCATTTATCAATCCTATTATAATACCTTCCAACCTTTCAAACTTGTCTTTCAAATCTTGAGATAAATCGTTTTGGATAAACTGATTCTGCTTCCAAATAAAAAAGCCGAAAGCGATAGCTACAGCAATGGGAACTCCATACTGCTCCAATATCATCAAAAAATCCATCAAACAACGACCTCAAAAACCACCTTTTTCTGCTTTGTTTTAGAATGACTTTTAGCATTGTAGGCAGCCAAAGATTCATCTATTTTATAACCTTCAAAATTCTTAATATTTTGTAAATCAACTTTAATCCCATCCCTGTTACCGTTATTATAAAAAATATAACAGTTCTGACTAGCCCTTCCTGAAAGATTGAGTGCTTTATCCGAATAATCATTTGCACCAACCATAGAAGAGCTTCTTGAATAATTATCACCAACCCTTGCAGAGTGAACATGACCGAATATAACATAATCAATAGTGCATCCTTTAAGTGCATACCTACCTATTATTTGGTTTATCGACTTCTCAAGCCCTGCCGAACTTATAGAGCCATGACCATGAATCATAAGCAGGTTCTGCCCTGCTAAATTAACCACTAACTCTAAAGGGTCGCCCTCTACAAATGTAACCTTACTACCTTTAAATAAATACTTTAAAAGTTGAAAAATCGTGTAGTCATAATTGTCGGTAGCCATCAAGTCCACCCAACCCAATTCAGGCTTTGCACGACCTTCGTTCCCTGTTACACAAGCAACATTCACATTAAAATCTTTGTTTAAATCTAATACCACTTGTTGTAATATATCAACAGATAAAAATGTTGCTTTTGCTCTATTTGTAGCCATACTTAATAATTCATCAAGCCTTCTATCTGAATTTAATAAATCTCCTGTAAGTGCAATCATCACATTTTTAATATTATTACATTTAAAGTATTTTTTTGCTTGTGAAACGAAATATCTGCACCTTTGAGAAGCTATTGTAAAATCATATTTATTGCTCTCAAGGCTCACAAGCTCATTGAAATGCACATCACTAAACTGTATAACTCCTACAGCTTTATTATTATTTCTATGTGTTTTAGTTAATTTGCTTAGATTTTTCTTTTTAAAGATTTCAACAAGTTCTTTAGAGTAAGCTTCGACTGCATTTTCTACTCTTGCATTTTCTCTAAAAGATTTTCGTTCAATTCGGTTTAAATCCTGTAAGGCTTGTTTCTGCTTCGCAAGTCGAACATTCTGAGTAACAATTTCTTCGTGTCGGATTGTTTCTGAGAAGTTTTTACCACAATTTCTGCAATGAAATGCTTGTTTAACTTCTCCTGTAATATTTTTTCTCGAACCGTTCTTCTTCGTAAGATTCGAATAACAATGAGGACATATCATATTTCAGCTCTCTATTTACAAAACCAACATTTATTACCCACTAACCTACAAAATAGGTTCATTAGAGCAATAATCACACCAATACTTAATCCTAGTATCCTTAAATAAATTTCTATGTCTAAAAGTGAAAATCCAACCCCTGTAAAGGAGCTTATCCATCCTGTGTTTGGATGACTTAAATAAGCCTTCAACGAATCCATAAATCTCCTACAGTTCTTTTATTCTATTGCTTAATTCTTTAGCTCGTTGAGGTGTTTGCCTCGCCCAAAGAGAATCAAGCATCTCGTATGCACAGTCTGCCCATTCACCATCTTTTAAATAGCTTATTGTTTTTTTAAATTTAGAAAAACCTGTTACCCCTAACTGATAACACATTTCGGTTACAACATCTCTAGCTTCTTCAGGTAAATCTCCATACCAGTCAAACTTCTTATCCAACTCTTTGACTAATTTATCTACCTTTCTTTCAAGAATTAAAGATGCAATGTCTTCGTCTAAAACTAAATCTTTTATAGCACTCCCATAGCCAATCGTGTCAAACCCAAGACTGCACTTGTACACCTTGCTTCGGAATCCTTCGTGATGCTTTATACTATTTAGGAGTTTGCTCATTTTTAGGTTTTTCCTTTTGGTTAATATACTTAATAACACCCTGAATTTCAATAGCTTCTTGAGTTAGCTGATTCTTTTCTTTATTGAGTGATTCGATTTTAGTAAGTATAGCTTTTAACTTCTGTTGGTAAGATTCTAAATCTTTCATTTCTTTTTAAATATCCTATTATAATTTTCTTTATATTTTTCGTCTGTAACATCAATTCTAAGCCAATCACCTTTTCCTGAACCTGTTAAATCGCCTTTTTTGCGAACAACTCTATTTTGACCTGTTACTGTATTCTCATGACCTGACCTAGCCATCCTAATCTTCCTTTTTGGATGATTTTTTAGTAGTCTTCTTTTTTGTAGGTTCTTTATAAGGGGTTGCATCGTTACGAGCTTGACATTTATACCAACCATGTGTTTCTAATTGTTTAATAATATCAGGGGAAGCATCTTTCACTTCTCTAATAAATCCTTGAGTAGGATGTTTCATATAAGCCATTTTTTATCTCCTGTTTTATATAGGGGAAGTTTCCCTCCCCTATATGATTAACACTAACTATTAAGGATTAGTTACATTTAAGCCCATTAAGTGTCCTGATTCATCTATAAGTTTAGCACCATAAATCATATCAGTAACAACTTTAGTACCTATGTATTCAACATCATATTGAGCTTGAACTCTAACATCTTGTTGAGCTGCAAAAGCACAAGCATTAGATGGATAAACTGCACCAACTTTAGTTCCATCAGCTGTTGATGAAGATATAGAACGAGAATAAAAAACATCCATTCCATATATCAAGCCAACTGCACCTGTTTTTAACCCACTACCATCACCAACTGCATCCTGCCTGATGAAGTATTGAGCAATACCACCACTAGGGTTAAGCATATCAGATAATATGTTATTATTAACTGTGAACGAACAAGTATTAGGGTCTATATCCTGTGAATAAAGATTGTTTAAAACAGCCTCTAAATCATCAGCTTGAACCCTGTTTGCTGCAGATAAGTCTTGACTTGTTTGGAAGCCATCAAGCTCTGCCCACAAATCATCTTCAACAACTCTAGCTAAAGACTCTCCCATCATTTTAGTATATTTTGAGATTAAGTCTGAGTTAGATTGAATCAATGCCATATCTTCAAAAATATTAGCAAGATATTTATGTTTATTAATAGCTAAAGCAACACTTCCCTCTGTACCACTTATAGAAAATGTTACTGCAGTAGAAACAGATTTATCATTTGTTCCATCCATAGCGATTTTAGGAATATTAATCGTATCACCTGCACCTTTAACCATCGCTGAATAATCATCAACTGAGTTTCTTAGTTTAAGGTTTGCTTCAAAGTATTTATATATAGGCTCTGCCCATAGTTCAGGTATAAAAGCAGCACCTGTAGTTGTATCTAAATAAGCCATTTTTAGCTCCTATTTCTCATCCCTCAACTGTCAAAAAGACCTTCAGTCAGAGTAATTAATTTTTTTTATTTCTATTTAAAGCTCGGTTGAAATAGAAATTCCAATTCTTCCTAAGCTCTTCAGGGCTGAGTTTAGTCCAATCTTCAGGCAAATCTTTATTGTTTCTAACCTGATTATGAACATTCGGCTCTGAAGGAGTCTTGGAAGTCATTTCCGAAACCATAAATTCTAAGACATCTAAATCTTTGTCTTTGAATTGTTCTCGCTTATCTTCAGGCAATTTAGAAAGTAAATCATCTTTTCTTTTAGAAATCATCGCTTTGTGCTCCTCTTTCACACCTCTCAAGGAAGCATTTTCAGCTTCTAATTTCTCAGCTAGAGTTTTAAATTCCTCATTTTCTTTTAATTTAGCATTTTCTTGAGCTTCAAACTTCTTTTCTAGCTCTGCTATTTTAGACTCAGCGAGTTGTGCCCTTTTTCTGTATTTTTTAGCTTCTGCTATTAAAGGGTCAGGAGTGGGCGACTCTTGAGCCTCAACCTGTGCAACATTCTCCTCTACTGATTCGTTTGCTACTACTTTCTCTTCGGACATACTGCCCTCCTATTTTGTAAATAATAATTTAATTTTGCAAATTCTTGCATAATCTACAGACATAACTTAACTTAATAGGGTTGGTTTTTGCAAGTTTTTATTAAATTTTATGCAATCACAATCTCAAAATATATTAACATTTAAGAAGGAATGGTTTGACTTTCAGGGATACAGTCCTCATAAAGGTCAAAGCAAGTTACATTTTCCTGAAAAAAATACAGCTAGATTTTTTGTAATAATTTGTGGTCGTGGGTATGGCAAGACTTATGCCTCTGCAAAAGAAGCTTCATTTTATGCTTCTCTCCCTAATAAAAAAGTCGCCTTAATTGGACTGTCTTACAGAAAATCTAAATTACTATTTGATGAAATATGGAGAACAATGGTTATCCCAAACAAGAAGGATGTAGCCAAAGCTTCAGAGAAAGACCAATATGTTCGATTCACTTGGAACTCAACAATAGAAGGTCTTTCTGCAGACAACCCTGATTCATTGGTGGGTGATGAGTATGATTTAGTTATACTTGATGAGGCTGCTAAGATGAAGCAAGAAATTTGGGATATGTATGTTTCTCCTGCAGTTGGTCGAAGGAACGGAAAGGCTATATTTATTTCGACTCCACAAGGGTTTAATTGGTTATATGATAAATTTTTATTGGGCAAAAAAGATGAGGAGTGGGAGTCGCATACAGCTCCTGCTTGGGAAAACCATCATGCCTACCCTGACGGATTGGAAAATAGTGTTATCCAAGAACGAAAAAGAAATATGTCAAGAGAGGTTTTTGAACAAGAATATGGAGCTCAGTTTACTACTTTTGCAGGTAAAGTTTATCCGTTTAGCAGAGCCCTTGATATGGGATATTTCCCTTACAACTCAAGTCTGCCGACTTATTGTTCGATTGATTTTGGATATAGGATGCCGTCTGTAGGATGGTTTCAGACTTATAAAGTGGGAGGAATCACTCACATTAATATGATTGATGAAATTATGCACGAACAAAATGTAAAAACAGATAAATTAGTTGAAATGATTTTGAAAAAGGGTTATAATACAACTGAATATTATGGCGACCCTGCAGGTATGCAAGTTCAGGGTCAGTCAGGTTTGGGTGATATAGAGATTTTTAGAAGGAAGGGAATTGTAGTTAAATGGGTTAGAGATAAAATATCTCGTGATAAAGCATCAGGCGAAACCCATGTTCGTAGTTTTATCGAAAGTGCAACAGGATTAAGGCGATTGCATTTAGATAAAAAATGTCAAGGGATGGCAGAAGACTTGGAGGCTTTAAGATACCCTGAGTCGCAAGATTTAAAACCTGTTTCAATGAAAGATGGATACCATGACCATGGTGGTGATATGATTCGATTCTTCTTTGTGAATCGTTTCCCAATTAAAGATAGAGAAGTTAAAATAAGGAAGAGATAAATGGCAGCAGAACTATATATAGAAGAATCATTAAAAAATTTAAAAATAAAATATCAAGAAGGTAGAGAAAATTATGTTGAAAAGCTTTTAGATTATTATGAAGGTAATAATACAGGTCAATATATTGAAAAATTATTTGACTCAGAAGCTTTCAATCAATTACCTCCATATGAAGCAAATATTACAAAAAGATTTATCAATAAGGCGAGTCGTATTTACACTATTGGAGCAAAAAGAAATGTTTCTAATAAATATGACCAATTAACTGCATTGAAAGATGTTAGAATGAAGCATATTGAAAGAATGACAAGACTTATCGGTACTCTCGCAACAAGAGTAGTTTGGAACGGAAATCAAGAATCTCCTATGTTTGATTATAGACCTGTCTATTATTTTTACCCTTTTTTTGATTCAGACCCTTTCGTTCCAACTGCTCTTTCTTATCCGTTATTTAATTTTGTAGATGATGCTACAAGAGTCGATGAAATGCAGTATATGATATGGGATAAAGAGTCGTGGGTTATAGTTGATTCTGATGGAAACATTCTTCAAAATGGAGTGCACAGCTATGGAAGGCTGCCTTTTATATTTACCCATCGAGAGCCTCAAACTGACCAATTTTTCGTAGCAGGAGCAAATGACCTTATAAATGCCAATGAGCATATAAATATTTCTTTTACCGAGATGAAGTTAGGTCAAAGATTTCAATCTTTTGGTCAGCCTGTTGTTACAGGTGCAGATATGTCAGGAATCCAAAGAGTTGGTGTTGATACTACTTTAGAATTGCCTGAAGGTGCTACTTATGATATTGTAGCTCCAAAAGGCGATAGTAAGAAAATAATAGAATCTATAAAGTTTGAAGTAGAAATGGTTGCTCAAAATAATCATATGTGGGTACAATGGTCGCAAACAGGTGGCGAAGTTCCATCAGGAATTAGCCTTATGATAAAAGATTTAGAGTATCATCGTGATTTTAAGGATGATGTATCTATATGGAAGATGTATGAATATGAAATGTATGAGGTCGAAAAAGCGATTGCAAAATCTAACAATGTTTCACTTCCTGCTAAATTTGGGATTGATTTCAATGAGCCTGAATATCCGAAGACAGTTCAAGACCAAATCTTATGGGATAATCACAGATTACAATTAAACCTTGTAACTGAGGCAGCATTATTAGTAGAATATAATAAGGATTTAACCTTACAGGAGGCTCAGACATTAATTGACCAAAATAAGGAAAAGAACAAAAAACTCTCTGAAAGTCAAGAAGTCAGTACAGGAGTTGAAGAAGCTCCACAACTTTAATATAAAGTTCACAGATAATATTGAAGATATATTAGCAAATCCTTCAGAGTGGGCTGAAAGAGTCGCAGAAGAGCTGATGGTTGAGCAATGTATCCCTCGATACTTAAAAGCTAAAAAACTAGGAAAGGAACTCGCTTATGAACTTACAGATAAAGATGAACTTTAGCTTTAATAAATTAAATAGAAATCTTAACAAAATTATAAAATCATCTATATTTGATATTGCTAAAGATTCAGAAAAGCAATCAAAGAAAGCTATCGACTCAGGATTAACACCTCCGTTAGCAAAATCAACAATATCTATTAGAAGGTGGAAAAATAAAAAAGGAATCGCATCAGGAACAGGAACAAAGCCTTTGAAATTCACAGGTGCTTTATATAATAGCATCAAAGCTACAAAAGAGGGTCTTGAAATGCTGAAATATGGTATATATCACAATCGAAAAGGTGGGTTTAAACCAAAAAAAATACCTACTTATAAAGGTATGGCTGAAATTGGAGGCATTACAGTTCCTCAAAGAAGATTTATTATAGCAAAAGAGCAGCGAAAAGAAACAGTAAAAAGATTTAAAAGAAGATTTATGAAAAATTTGATAGATAGAAGGTTTAGAATGAAATGATGGAGGATAGTTATGAGGAAGAAAATTCGAAAGATATTAAGAAAAACGATGCAAAAATCATTTCGAGGGAAACAATCAAAATATCTTATGGAGTCGATATATTTGCAACAGAGCTTGAGCAAAAGGTTGAAAGTCTTAGAGCAGCAGGTGTTGGAGATTCAAAAATCTTATCAATACTCAGACGAGATGTATCCGATGGTAGAGCTGCCTTCAGAGGATTTAAAAATACAATTAAGCGAGGAATTGTATCTGCAACTTTGCAAGGATATTGGCGAGGACAGTATTCCGTTTATGGGTATAAGTTAAAATATAGGTGGGTGAGAATATCATCAAATCTTCCTTGCCACGAATGTACTATTCGAAAAGACTTAAGATTGTTGTATGAAAGTTGGAAAAAAATTGGACTGCCAAGCACAGGTATCTGTGATAACAATCACAAGTGCTACAATCAATTAATTCCTGAATATATCCCTATAGACGACATAATCTTTATTTAATACCTTTTTCTTTTGCGATAATCTCTTTAATCCAATCTTCTCGCTGACCTTTGGTCGGTCTTCGTGCAGGTAAAGGCTCAACTCCTGCTTTTTTAGCCCTCTTTTTCCAATTATACCATTCTCGCTGTTTTGCATTATATGCACTCTTTTCAGCAGCTTCTCGTAATTTTCTATGCTCAGTTTTTGCCCTAACTGCTGCATTTTCTTCTTTTCTAGGTGGCAACTCCTCATATGTAATCTCAGCAGCCTTTAAAGTGTCTTGATTCACAATCTCACCATCAACTACATTCTGCTTCAACCATTTATCAAACGGACTATCTAAAGTGTGATTCACATTCTTCACCAATTTACCACTATGCTCCAACACCAAACGACCTGCTTGAACATTCCCTGATTTAGCCTCCCTTATCATCGCTTTTAAGACATGAGGAAGCTCAGAGCCAAATTCGACCATATAACGGTCGTAAATCGCATCAACGAACTGAGGCTCTCTTTTCCATCTTGATAAGGTTTCAGGGGCTATTTCGAGCTTTTCAGCTATATCTTTGAGTTTTACATCAGGACTCAATGCTAATAACTCTATTGCTTGGGCTTTTTTATCGATTTTAGCTAATTCCTTCATAGATAAAATATAGCTCATCTTCATAGTTATTTCAAAATATTATTTTTTCATAGTAACTACTTCTATTTTGTGGGGAATATAGACCCACAAAACCTATTTTCAGAAAATCCCCCTATACCCCTATTTAATCCTTGCCTCTATCAGATATTGGTTTAAATTATAAATATTTTTTAGAAAAGACTTGCATATATTAAAAATAATTCGCATGAAGTAACTTTTTTAAGAAATATCTTGCATATGTTAAATATTTTGCTATGAAAATTGTAGATTTTAATTTTGAAGTGTGGTATGGTTTTTGTCTTATTCAGTTAATTTTTAATTTAATCATATAAAGCTTAAAATATAGCTTTAAAGCTTGTTTTATTGTTTTTATACATATATATAGTACTTTGATACATTGGTTCGGGTTTTATTCGGGTTTAAATATGCATTTAATTGACATTCTCTGTTCATATAGTGTAAAAAATACTTGACATATATTAAATTAATTACTTAGATTAACATAGTTAATTGAATTGGTTCTTTATTGCATTGATGTTTTTTGACATATTGTTTAGGGTGTGGAGTTAATTGAATAGTTCGGAACACTCTCCCGATTGAACATCGGGTTTAATTCGAAAATGTTTTTTTCTCCTCCTTGTTTAAGGTTGGGGAGGGTGGTTTACTCGCCACCCTCTCACAATCAAAGATTTAATTAAATAAAGGAGTAAGAAAATGGTAAAAATAAGTAATTACAAATGTTCTGAATTAGTATCACAAAAAGTTGAATTTAATGCAAATAATGTTTTTGCAAGGTCTTACACAGATAAAAATTCAAATTGTGTTTTATATGTTGTTTATTCATACGGGGAGCACTTTCCTATGTATGTTTATGATTTTAAGTCAAATCAATGGCTTGAAAATGGTAATAAATATTCCGTTTCAACATCTAAACAACAGACACAAGCAAGACCTACAACAGACACAATAAAAAAAGATACTAACGAACTAAAGCAAATAATAAGAAATTCTTATTAATTTTAAAGGTTTTTCGGTGTTTTCCTTAAAAAAACACAAAAAATTTATATAAACACTAGGAGAAAATAAAATGAATAGACAAATGTATAAAATATATAATGAAACCAACGATGAAAAATACTTTAAAGACTTTAATAATTATAAATCCTGTTATCATTGGATTGTAAATCATTTAGACTTGTCTTTAAGTTGGAAAGTTGAATTTAAGGTAATGCGATTAGTTTCAGAAATTAGGGCTATTTCATAATAATAAATCCTCCATTGATTTGTCAATTTATCAGAGTCGTATCTGATGGAGGAACTATATAAACACTAGGAGAAAAAATGAAAATAAAAACAAAAAAAGTTTCATATTTTGGATATACTCAGGGCTATAAAGTATATATAAACAATAAAAAATATCCTATTAAAAATGGTTATTTTTATACAAATATGAATAAAAAAGATGCTATAAAAGTAGCACTTATTGAAGCTAAATAATAATAAATCCTCTGATAATATGATTATTTAATTGGAGTCGTATCCAACAGAGGAACTATATAAACTAGGAGAAAAAAAATGATATTTAACGATAATACAATTATAAAATTGATGTGGATTTCTGTGGTGTCTATGATGCTAATGTCCACTATAAATCTAATCAGACATTTATATTATAGCTTGTTCTATAATCACGATGTTATGAATATAATTATATCATTGATATTATTTATGATGTGTTATGGAGTTTCTATATTTTGGTTATGGTTGAACCTACAATATAAGAAATAATAACAGAGGTTATGGGTTATCCTCACACAAAACCCTAAAAATTTATTATAAACAAAGGAGAATAAAATGGGCAAAATGAAACAAATGTTAGAAGGTAGTTTTAGTCAGCATGGACACATCAACAAACTTTCTGATACAATTATTGAGTTAGAACAAGAAATTAAAAAACTCAAAAAGAAAATTGTTGTATTAACATCAGAAAATGCAGAGTTGAATGACATTCTTACTGAATATGGTTATGAAGATGACAATCAATATTCTGATAGGCAACGAGAAATTGATAGTGATTTATTAAACCTAGAGCAAGAAAAAAATCAATTAGATGATGACAAAAACTAAAGGAGGTTCAAATGGCTAAACAATCTCAATTAGAAATAGTTTTAAACCATTTAAACGAGTTTAAGACTATCACATCTTGGGAGGCTATACGAAAGTATAGCATAACACGACTTTCGGCTATAATACACACATTAAGGCACGAAAAAGGCCTAATTATCAATTCAACAGATAAACGGAATGAAGATGGTAAAAAATGGGTGCTATATAGATTAGAAGGTGTTAAAGATAGACAAAGCTCTATTTGGAATTCAGAGGCTTTCGATATTTTTAAATAAGTTGTTAGGGTAGCTTCTTTTATATCACAAATCATAATAATCAAATAATGAAATGTGAAAAAATAAACTACTAATTATAATATAAAAGAATGGTTATGGGAGGTTCGATTCCTCCCCTACCCTCTAGTTAAAAAGGAGAAATAAAATGGAATATATGTGTGTTAATTGTGGTGGTGGATTTACTAAGGAACAGATGTATTTTGACACAGAATATGATTGTGATTCATGTCAAGATTGTTATCCTAAACCTAAAAAGGAGGATAAATAAATGTTAGGAAAAATAGCAATTATAGTTCTTTGTGTGTTAGTTGTGGTTTGGGCAGTAATGGATTTTCTTTTGTGGTGGTATAAGAAATGAATGAAATTATTTTTTTAGGTTTAATATTTTTATTCTTTCTTTCAATAGGATTAATAGTTGAGGTTTTTAATATTATTATCTCTATAATTTATGATATATTTAAAAGCCTTGTAGATTAATAATACTATTGCCCATTCTTACTAAGTTGGATTTGAATAGAGCTATCCCTACCCCTAGCAATAGTGGTAAGCAGCTCTATTCATTTCTTGCCCAAACTTGACCAAGCTATCATCGAATACATTCAATCAGAAATTTAATCAAATGCGAGAGGGTTTTTTTTGAGAATTTCCTCTAACTGACAGGTCATACCTCTTTCGCTAAACCTTTGCTCTGTGTCAGAACCCCTTTTGGTAGAGCCAAACTTCTTATAGCCAAAAGTGTAGTAACCAAACCTATAAGAAGGGGAGAATGGTGAAGCTCTCACCCCACCATCCAATCTTGGAGAAATAAACTAATATTTCAACTCAAAACTTATAAAACATTTTTTTAAAAAACAAAATAATTTATTTAAACAACCCCAATTCTTTTTTTCGGGTGTCGGAAACTAGGTTTCGGGTGTCGGAAATTGAGTTTCGGGGTATGGAAACTAATCCTATACATCAACCTATACAAAAAATAAAACTTTTTTATCCGTACAAGATATGTACATTGTGTTAAATATAAGATTAATTTACATTCTCACGAGGAGAGTAATAAATTTATTTGCACATAAAAAAAATTATATTTAAATTAACAATCAAATGGAGGACAAAATGTTTACTGAAAATACTATAAAAAGAATCAATGATTCTATATTTAAAAAGAAAGAGATTGCTAGGCTTACAGGTATTTCTATAAGTCAGTTTTCACATTTAATGGCAGGTAGAAGGAAACCGAGTGAATTGAATCTTCAAAGATTGGCGAGTTTTTTTCGTGTTCCTGTTGAAGATTTACAATAAAGGAGAAATAAATGAAAGAAAAAGAAGATAGAGATTTTATGAGTGATTTGAATCATCAGCCATCTTATAACGATGATATGTATTTGGCTAAAGAGGATAATTTAGAAGAGTGGAAATCTACCACTATATCTAAAATAGCGAAAGCTTTGTCTAAATCTCAGTCAGAATTAAGAGGTGTTCAAAAAAATAGCGACAACCCTTATTTTAAAAGTAAGTATGCCGACCTATATGCTTTAATTGAAGCATCATTTCCTGTATTAACAAAAAATGGTCTTTCTGTGATTCAAGGTAGTCGGTTTTGCACTTTGAGTAATGGCTTTTATATAACAACTACACTATTACACGAATCGGGAGAATGGTTAAAAAGCGAACTAAGGCTTCCTATTGTCAAGAAAGATGCTCAAGCAGTAGGGAGTGCAGTAACATATGGCAGAAGGTACGGGTTGGCAGCAATGTGTGGTTTAGCACAACACGATGACGATGGGAATACTGCATCGGGTAAAACAAGTTTAACATAAAGGAGAACAATGGATAATAAATACAAAGACAGGGATTCAGGAGCTTTATATAAAAATGATAAAAAACAAGAGCCTAAACATCCCGATTACACAGGTCGTGGAACAATATGGGGGAAAAAGGTTTCTTTTTCTGCTTGGAACAGGGAATATAAATGTAAAATAACAGGCGAAATGAAGCCTTATATAAGCATGAGTATTAATGAGCCTTATGAAAAGCCATTTGAATCTACGAATACTTCGAATCCTAAGAAGTACACAGAAAAGGATTTACCTTTTTAAATGGGGTTTGAAATCTTAATAAAAGACTCGAAGGGGGAGAGGTGGGTAGATGCCGAAAAAGTATATGCCCATCTCACGAGTCTTTATCTTAAAAAACAAAACAAACCTAATAAACCCCTACCTTATGCAGAAAAAATAGAAAAATTTTATAGCTCTATCGATGAATCTTGGAAAGGCTCATTGAAAGAGGCTTATCCTAATATTGATATTGATTTACAATTAAAAGAATCAAAAAGTTGGTTATTATCTAACACACATAGAGCAAAATCAAGATTAGATAGATTTATTAATAATTGGTTGAAGAAAGCAGTTGATAGTGCTAAGGCTCAACCTACAAAAATTGATTATAAGTATGATACTAGTGGAAATTCTGTTATATTGTGGTGTGAAACTTGCAACAAGTCAGACTTTTACAACCCTAGAGCAAATCCTGTTTATAATCAAGATAGCAAATGTTGTAATAGCAAACTATTAACTAGAAAAAAGGTTATTAATGAGCAATAAAGATAAAATAATAGAAAGGTTAGACGATACTATTCAAAAAAACAACTATGAAATCTTATCCTACAAACAACAGGTTGATAAGTTAAATATGGAGATTGAGTGGTGGAAGAGGCAGAATGAAGAAGTTCGAGAGGATTTGTATCGTTGCGATTTGAGGATTCAAAACCTTGAAAAGTTAGGATTAGAGAATCTTAAAGAAAGGCTTAGAGTTGCAGTTGAAGGTCTATTGACTATAAAAGATTCTAACGACCCTATGCACATAGCAGAAAAAACTCTCGAAGAAATTTTGCCTAAAAATGACTGAAGATATTTCCAAGTCAGTTTTGTTTAATAGTAAAACATCAAGGGCTTGTGAGTGTTGTGGTAAGTATAAAATGAAAGCCAATTTTTATCGTTGGTATTCAATTATTCAGAAAGATGAAGATAATAACAGGTTGTTGTTGGGTATTGTTTGCAATAATTGTGCCATAAGAGAAGGTTTGGGCAATAAATTCCTTAAAAAGAAACGGAGATAGAATGAATAAAAGCGAATTGCAGAAATTAAGGTTTGAAGAGTCAGTTAAAAAAAAGAAAGAAAGGTTTTTATATAGAGAGGAATATAGAGGGTTGCGAACATCAGATATGATTAAACAGGCAGCGCTAGATTATTCCGACAATGGTAGGTGTTGGTGGATTGAATTGAAAATTAAAGAGAAATTATGTTGTACAAATACATACAGAAACGGATTTAAAAGGAGAAAATGATGCCGAGATTTATAACTAGAGTCGAATACAGAGGATTGTCGAGAAATCAAGTATATGTAAAAGCCTCAAAAGATTATTCTGACAATGGCAGATGTTGGTGGGTAGAGAGAAAGATATTAGAACCTATATACCACTCTGATGATTCAAGTAATTGGAGGGTCAGAGAAAGAAAAAAATACAACACTCAACAAAAAATTTGGAGAAAAAAAAGAAATGCCGAACAAGAAGTCGAAAATCAAGAAACAAGAAAAAAGGAAAAAGAACTTGCACCTTAAAAAAATAGGCAGAACTGCCAATCAAGTTAAAAAGTTTAAACAGAGGGATAGAGAATGAAGTGTTGGCATTGTAATACGGATTTAATATGGGGTGGTGATTTTGATTTTGAGGATTATGGCTTAGATGGAAATGGAATTGTATCTAATCTTCATTGTGAAAAATGCCCTACAAATGTAGAAGTTTATTATAATATTGATGAAGAAAATGCCGACTGATATTTACATCACCATTATATTTCTAGCAACATTTCCGATTGGAATTGAGTTGAGTAATTGTGCAAATCCTTATTATGATGGTGAGCATGAAAATGTTGGACTTTTATGACAATGGCACAAAGAAGAATTTCAGGTTGCTGAAAGAAGAACTCTAAAAGAGCCTAAAAAATACACCTTAAAATATTATAATTCTGATGATAATTTTTTAGAAAGAAAATTTAGGAAGAGATATTGGGAAAAAAAGCATAAAAAAGAACTTAAAAAGCTCAATGAAAAATAACTTTTCGTAAAAAAAACTTGCCATAAGACACAATATAAACTTATAATAGGAGTATGAATATGTCAAATAAATCTAAAGACAAAGGTAGCAGATTCGAGAGGGAAATAGTTAAAATCTGTAAATTTTGGGGAATCAAAGCTCAGAGGTGTTGGGGTAGTGATGGTCGAAGCATGGGCTTGGTAAAAGAGGTTGATGTTGTTATAGATGATGATTATAAAATCCAAGCTAAAATTCGCAAAAAACTGCCAAATTGGATTTACCCTACAAAAGATGTAGATGCTCAAGTGGTTAGAGAAAACAGAGGAATTCCTTATATTATTATGCCATTTGAGGATTGGTTGGCAGAAATACAAAAATTAAAGGAGGAAAAATGAGTGATTCTAATTATGTAGTTGGAGTTTATAAAGCTACTGTCGATTGTAAGAGTTCTGAAATTATATCAAAACTAACAGAAATGTTAGGAACTTTTGGTGAAGATTTATTAGTAAGAGTTAAACATCTTATGATAATAGAGAGATTCGTCAATGAATATCTAGACCCTAAAATTAGAGATGATTGTTATAAGAACTTAGCAGAGCATCAACATATGGACATATCTCAGCTTGTTAGAAATGAAGGTGGGGTTATAATTTTTAGAAAAAAGCAAGATAATTACGATGAGCCTTGGGATGGCACACCCTTCTAAATACATTGAATATATAAAGAAGCAACCCTGCTGTGTCTGTGGTAGGCAACCCTGTGATGCAGACCACTTAAATGCACGAGGGATGGGTGGTGCTAATAAATCAGGTTTAAAAGATTATTCGTGTGTTCCTTTATGTCGGAAGCATCACATAGAAAGGCATAACTTTGGAATTGAAGGAATACAAGAAAAATACAATATTAATTTATGGCGAGATGCTTGGTGGTATCTAAAAGGGTATTTTATAAATGAATAAAAAGTACCAAAATGATTACAATTACGGATATGCAGCAGAGGATAGGTTTAAAAAGTTTGTCGAAGAAGTTAAAAATATGAAGGTAGTAAAATCCACAAAAGAAGAAGATATGTATAAGCATATTGATTTTTGGATTCAAGCCAAACCTGATACTAAAAAAATAACAGTTGATGTAAAAAGCTCAAAAAAAATTACTATGGGAATGAAAGATGATTTTTATTGGATTGAATTAAAGAATGTTCAAGGTAATAAAGGTTGGCTTTATGGAGAAGCAGATATTATAGCATTTGAGTTTGTTAATCATTGGGTGCTCGTTGATAGATGTAAAATTGTTAAGTTTGTAGAAAAATACATCAAAGATGAGATTGTAGAAAATAAGCAACAGGCTTTGTATAAAAAATATTCAAGAGTTGGGAGAAAAGATGTTCTAACACTAGTGAGAGGTCAAGATTTGATGTCTTTAGAAGAAAGGATATGGACAAAAAGAGAAAATGAGGTTTTAAAAAATATTAATACAATGTCAAGCAAATCAATTTCTATATGAAGTTCGCAGCTAAAGTAAAAGATGGAGTTATAAGTTGGCACGATTCTAAGGGTTTAAAGGACTTTTTAGCCACACTTGATGGTGAGGTCAATATCTTCATAAAACCCTCTAATATTCGCAATAACAGGCAAAATAACTTATATTGGGCGATGCTTGATGACCTAGCACCACAACTAGGGTATTACTCTAAGGAATTACATAAGATTTTCAAGAATGAATTTATGATTGATAGTACCACAGAGCTATCAGAAAATGAATTTAGCGACTATTTAGATAAAATAGTTTTTAAAGCTGCCGAATTAGGATTCCCTATTAAAGACCCAAGAAGGTCTTAACTACCACGACTCCACTATTTTTAAAGAACAATCATATACTGATGGTGCAACCTGCTTGAAGTTGAAATCTTTTTGGTCAAAGGTACACACACTAAACATATCTCCACTAAAATTGCTATTATCTGCTTGAAATATGAATGGTATTGTGCCACCTTGAGTCATATGGATTACATTTCCATAAAACGAATTATCATCATATAGAGCATCATTCTGTGTAAGACCGTTATCGATGGTGTATAAATTCTCAGATTGAGGGAATAAGCTATCTTTAGTTGTAGAATTTTCTAGGTATTTAAAGTTTAATTGATAATTTCTTCTACCTGTTCGTGTAGGAACATTCAAAGGATTATCTGCATTTGATAGTTCGAAGTATCCGACATTTCCAAAGGCAGGTGGTCTAAGGTAATTATAATTAACTAAAGTTGCTCCACCCATAGATTTTTGTTTTTGAACTCCATCGTATGATTTTGAATAGGTTAAATCTAACTCAGGCGAGTGCATCATATCGAAATAACCACCAAATCCTATGTTGCTCAACTCGAAAGAATCACTACCACTAAAAGTAAATTTAATCGAGGTGATAACTTCATCGTCAGGTAAGCCTCCTGTAGCTCCTATAATTTCCCATCCATTATATGGAGAACTAAAAGAGCCATTATCAACATCGGTGTGCTCATCTAACAAACTTGTAAAAGTTAATTGTGATTCATTTATTGATATTGAACAACTCAAAGGATTATCACTTTTATTTCCTAAGAGATATGCAAATTTAATCTTCTCAAATATAGGGTTTGATGTTGTTAAGGATTCATCCTCTATAGGATATTCTATACTTATATTTCCTTCAGAAGCTTTTAAGGCAGACCTATTGCTAAGACTTGCATATTTAATTAAATCGCTATTTTCATCATCTCCCAATTTTGGAGTTCCTGTTTTATAATTATTTAAAATCCATTCTAAATAGTTTATATAAAATCTTGGTGTTACCACATCTTGAAAAGCCATTAATATTTTCCTCCTTTAATATCTTTCTTCACAACCTGCTTAGATTCCAACCCTTTTATAACTGACTTTTGAGGTTTTACTTTATCTTTAACTTTAACTATCGCTGTTTTAATAAATTTACCCTTCATATCTTTGGTTTTGGTTTCTTCAGTATCGCCCAAATCTTCTAATTTTAATTCTTGAACTACAGGTTTTATCTCAAACTCTTCTCTTATATTTTGCTGCTCTAATTTATCTAAAGCATCCTTTCTGTAAATAAACTCAGACGAATCAGAACGAGTTGCACCTGTCATAGCTTTTAAATTCCCATACAAATGATAATCACCTAAATATTCAACCCCATTTTTAAAGTAAAACTCACCACCTTCCGTTGATAGATTGTTAGTTACACATACAAGCTGCTTATTAACATTTACAGGCGATGCAGGAATGTTTTCATTTATATCCATACTGATATTGCTACTATTAACCAAAGTGTTAGAATTGTTGATAAGCATTTCAACTTCAGAAGATTGAGCCGAAACACTAACTTTTACAGCCTTGCCATTTAACATGACACCTGCAATTACAGAATTTATTTTTAAAACCCCATTGTACTTAAAAAGCTCCTTATTGTCCAAAGGTTTATTGTTCAGAGATGCAATTATTATCTTATTCTTATTTCCTGAGAATAAAAACCCCTCACCTAATAAAGATTCAGATTGCATTTGAGATGTAATATCCAACTCTAATCCTAAGATATTATCATTAGATTCTAAAAATGCAACTCCCTCTCCATATTTAAGTATATTCATATATCTCCTAGTCTAAAAGGGTTTGAACAACAGTTATTACATCTAAAATATTAACAATCCCATCCTTATTTATATCTGCAGCGATTAATTGCTCATCTGTAAAATCTATATTACCTAATACATAATTAACAGTTTGAACCACATCTAAAACATTGGTAATACCGTCAAAATTAACATCTCCATTTGCTGTTATTCCTTCGTGCAGTTGAGGTATGGTTGCTCCAATAACTTCTTCAGGATATGGAACTTTAATATAAAAAGAAAATGTGTGGTTTTGAAGGTTGGATTGATATCCAATATTTTCAATAAAGGCAGTAATTTGAAAATAAGCATAAGGTCTATTCCCAATATCAACAAGCTCCTCTAACTCAACCATGTCATACTCTTTCCATAGATAGTGAAGTAGTGCATATTTAGAATATGCATTTCCCTGATTATCTATATAATCTTCACTTCCTGATAACAGAGGAAGGTTTAGTCTTGATACTCTGAACTCTGATAAAATACCTGATGGAATATATTCATCCGTATCTAAATAACCTGTAAAATCAAAAGGATAATTATTTTCATTGTCATTTATCAATATCTCTTTTATATTCAACTCTTTATCTAAAAATTTAACACCCCATTTTATATTGGCTGTATCCATGTTCGGATAAGCTCCTTCATTGCCTTGAAATATAGCCATGGAATTTATCATGATTTCAATATATTTATAATCATTCTCTAAATAGTTTTGCTCTACATTTGAAAGATTTATAGCCTCAGAAAAAGGAATATGCAGAGAAGAGCTATCATCTAATCCTTGAGTTGTTAATCCTGCAATAAAATCATCTTGCAAGTTTAAATTTATATAAAAGTCCAATATTGAATCTGATAAATAGGTTATAACACATCCTTCGTTATTTGGTGAAGGTAAATATTCAGAAAGGTTGTCTCCATTATAATTCTGAGCATAAGGATGAGCACAGGTAGAATTTATATCTTCTTGAAGCACACAACTACCATCATCTACTGTGGCATCAGCACTATAATTGAGAGCATTTGGATTTGTACATCCCAGTATTTGAGGTATTTCAGATACTATATAGCTTTTATCTATTTGATTTTTTAAGTAAGTAGTGTCTAACCCTATTAAATTTGAAAACTCTTCAGAAATCCAACTCTCAGCTAAATTATCATCTCTAAACTTTCCTATATCTATAGAAGCATGAAGTTGTGTCGCTTGTATTGATATTTTAGAAATGCCTTTTTTTGTTGAAGTTATTATGAATAAAGGATATCGAACTATTTTGTTAGAATTTGTAGCAACCCTAATATCGACTCCAAAAGGCTTAATATTTTGGGGTATTTCTTTAAAATGAATCAAATCTCCCACCTCTAAATTAAAATACCGAACAGGTAGGTCAAGACTTAATTCTAAATGGTCATTCGCATTGTCGTGCAAAATACTCTCTGCAAGACTTTTAGCTGTGTTTTCATCTCTTACAAATCTATCTTCAATTTCTAAGCTACTTTTAGAGTGATTATTTGGAATGCCATAAAAGTCAAAATAATCATCATCATACTTAGATGATAGTGAATACTCATATACCTTATTAGTTTCCTTGCTTCCATAGTCATAATTATATTTATATTTTATTTTTGTAGCTATTTTTTCTGCATCTTTTCTTGTGAATTTATATCTTATTAAATCTTGTACTCTAATTTCAAAGCTATTGTCATAATCATCTTTAATATAGCTTTTCTGTATTATATTAAATTTTATTTGATTCTTATTATTATAAGATAAAAACAAAGGAAGATTTTTAGTTATATTTTCGATAAGTTTGTCCGAAGGAATAAACTCACTCTGACTAAATTCAGTCCTGATATCATAATTTTCAAAATAACTATAAGCCTTCTCATAAGATCCAAAGTCTATATCTTTTACATCAACAACTCCCTCCACATCTAGCATATGATAAATCAGACCACAAGAATTATAATTCATAGAGTCTTGAACTGAAGAACCAATAGAAGGATGTTGTATCTTTAATATGTTAGCAAAATCATAATCCGACCTTCCTGATGTATCTATAAAAAAACTAGCATCTCTTTTAAACTCAACAGCAGCCTGATGAAACATAAATAAATATCTTAAAATTATTTCTTTTTTATGTCTAAATGTTCGACCAAAACTTTGTGAAGTTCCTGAATCGAAAAATAAATTATCGTTCTGCTCACTATTCAATTCAGAAACACTTGTCAGCCCTGTTGAGTATCCAAAATAAATCTTATCTGAAAAGTCAGTTTTATTAAAAGAATCAAAAGATATTCTACTGCCTAATCCTTGACCTCTATTATCTTTCTCTGATGGGTACTCCCCTGATGCTAAACCATCATTTTGCTGAACCCATGTATTTTTTGTATTTGAATTAATATAGTGAGCTCCTGACCAAAAAGCATGGTCATCGTAAAAACCTCGACCACCGTCTTCATTTGAGCTTCGATTCCATTTCAATTCGTCTGAGCACCACAACCCAAACAAATCCCTAGAAGGTTGACTATTTGGATTTAAATTAGATGCAAGATTACTAGTTTCATAGCAAAACTGACTTGCCTCCATAAGGAAAAAAGTTCTACAATCTACAGAAAAGTTTAAAGGGATTAATTTCAACCTTATCCCTGAATGACTTGAATCATCTCCATTTAAATCGTTATAAATACTAAAACCAATACCTGAACTTCTACTGTCCATATTTTCAAGTCTATTGTCTAAAGTAAATGGTATGTAATTATTAACTTCAACACTACTTGAGTTTGTAGCCTCTAAAGCAAGTCCTGATTGAATTGCAGTTATTAAATCATAATTCGATACTTCCTCACTAGATTGAACAGTTCCTGTATGGTCAGGAAAGAGATTGGAAACATATAAAATTCTACTTGTTTGACCTGATTCGTTTGTTTCAGTTATATTATCTAAACTACCACCATTCCATATTGTAGTTAAAGTATTTGAATCTACAGGATGATGTATAAAGGCTATAGAATCATCAACCTTTTTTGAGAATTGCCTAGCGATTTCAGTTATTAAATGTGGATATTCTATTTTATCATGAGATTGAGTAGTAGTGTCTGACCAAGAAGCTCTATTTATTTCTAAATCAATCAAGCTGTTATAATTCTTAGGGCTTTCAAGAAGCCTCATACCTTTCCGTAATAAATGTATTTCATTTTTTGTATCATTGTGAGCATATTGCCTAATATATCCATCATCACTAAAATTATTAGGAGTGTTAGCCTCTTTTTTTTCATATCTATGGGTAATAGGGATATGGTCATTGTCAAACTTATATAAATGTGCAGAAAATATATATTTACCACCCATACCATCTCCAACTCTAGACCCATAAGAATTAAATTCTGCTTTGATATTTTCTCGTAAATTATACCAATCTGCTTTAAACACAACCCCTCTATAGTTCTCACCATCTTCTATCAAATCTTTTGCACCTACTATAGTTGGAGCTCTATCTACTCTCCCATAGACCATTGGAACAGGCTTATTTAGGTATTTATCAAATAAATCTATATCTGTATCATTAAAGCCTTTAGATGGTAGCTGTGTGTTTTTAAGATGCAAATAAGACTTATCCTCAATTTGAAGGCTAACATTTTTATCATCGTGAGATGCTTTGGTTATACCACCACTAAATACAAT